GTGGCCCTCAGTGATACCAAACTTCGTAGCATCAATGGTAAGCCCTACAGCGGCGCACCCGAAGTCACAGATGGTGACGGTTTGAGTGTGCGTATTACTCCGACTGGAACGATTACATTTCAGCATCGATATCGCTGGAACGGTAAGCCTGTTCGCCTCTCTGTCGGCCGGTATCCTGCAATGTCCCTCAAAGAGGCCCGCGTTATCGTCGGTGAGATGCGCGAATTGTACCTCAAGGGGCTAAACCCTAAAAATTATTTTGCCAAAGAAGATGGCGAGCTAACGCTCAAAGAGTGCCTGGATCAGTGGTGGACTAAGTATGTTGAAACGCTGAAGCCTAATACCCAGACGCTGTATAAGTCGGTTGTGTACAACACCATGTACACAGAGTTCCCGGACGCACCGGTCGTAAACATCCCCGTTTCGGCTTGGGTAAGGTTCTTCGACAAGCAGGAGAAGAAAAACGGGAAAAAGGCTCGGGTGCTGCTGCTCCAACTCCGATCCGTAATGAACTGGTGTATCAGCCGTCAGCTGATCCCTTCGTGCGAGGTGCTGAAACTCAGCGTTAAGACCATCGGCAAGAAACCAGACGTTGGTAGCCGGGTACTCACTTATACCGAGCTGGCAAAAATCTGGTTAGCGCTGGAAAACAATAAGGTCGTTAGCTCCAATAAGGTTCTTCACCAGTTGCTGTTGCTCTGGGGTGCGCGATTATCCGAACTGCGCCTGGCCACCGCAAGTGAGTTCAATATGGGCGATCTGATTTGGACGACGCCAGCCGAGCATTCCAAAATGGGAAATGTTATTCGTCGGCCTATATTCGACCAGGTTAAACCTTACATTGAAAGGCTTCTCAATGCTGGGAACGATATTCTTTTCCCGGGTCAGGAACTGGACAAGGCTATAGATCGCTCCTCAGCCAATCTCTACATGAAAAAGTTAAGGGATAAAATTGATATACCGGAATGGCGAACCCACGACTTCAGGCGTTCTCTGGTAACGAATTTGTCAGGGGAGGGGGTTATGCCCATAAGCGCTAACTTAAGGGTTGTGGTATTACGCCTGAGGTAATGACTCCAACTTATTGATAGTGTTTTATGTTCAGATAATGCCCGATGACTTTGTCATGCAGCTCCACCGATTTTGAGAACGACAGCGACTTCCGTCCCAGCCGTGCCAGGTGCTGCCTCAGATTCAGGTTATGCCGCTCAATTCGCTGCGTATATCGCTTGCTGATTACGTGCAGCTTTCCCTTCAGGCGGGATTCATACAGCGGCCAGCCATCCGTCATCCATATCACCACGTCAAAGGGTGACAGCAGGCTCATAAGACGCCCCAGCGTCGCCATAGTGCGTTCACCGAATACGTGCGCAACAACCGTCTTCCGGAGCCTGTCATACGCGTAAAACAGCCAGCGCTGGCGCGATTTAGCCCCGACGTATCCCCACTGTTCGTCCATTTCCGCGCAGACGATGACGTCACTGCCCGGCTGTATGCGCGAGGTTACCGACTGCGGCCTGAGTTTTTTAAGTGACGTAAAATCGTGTTGAGGCCAACGCCCATAATGCGGGCAGTTGCCCGGCATCCAACGCCATTCATGGCCATATCAATGATTTTCTGGTGCGTACCGGGTTGAGAAGCGGTGTAAGTGAACTGCAGTTGCCATGTTTTACGGCAGTGAGAGCAGAGATAGCGCTGATGTCCGGCGGTGCTTTTGCCGTTACGCACCACCCCGTCAGTAGCTGAACAGGAGGGACAGCTGATAGAAACAGAAGCCACTGGAGCACCTCAAAAACACCATCATACACTAAATCAGTAAGTTGGCAGCATCACCCGACTTACGGTGAGCTGAAAGTCTGTGTTGACGGAGAATTTCGGGTCAGCACATCGAAGAGTGAAGGGCGTATTGTCCGCTTTGACCTGAAGTTTGTCGAAGCGGGAGAACTCTCTTACCCCACATCAGGTGCGGCGACGGCGCAGACGCTGATGTCATCCTGTTCTGCACTGGATGACTGCATCAGTGACAGTTTCAGTAGTTTCAGTATCGATGGCGTGGCAGATTTTGTGCAGAACGATGTCGTCGGTAATGCCAGCACAATGCTTGGGTATGTTTCTGATGCGATGAAAGTGGTGGATTCTGCCGTATCGGATGCCGCCAGGCTGTTGCAGGGGGATATCTCGGTACTTCTGCCGCCGCCATCGTCAGGCAAAAATTTCGTTGAGCAGGTGCAGAAAATGTGGCGTACCGGGAAACGCCTTTATGGTAACGCCAGCGACCTGGTCACCATGATCAAAACGCTTTCCGGTGTCAGCCTCGGCAGCGATCTGCAACCGCGCGGCGTCTGGAAAACGGACAGTAAAACCACCGCCACGGCGACGCAGCAGCGTAACGTGGTTGCCAGCACCCTTCGTATGACCGCAATCAGCGAAGCGGCGTATGCCGTTACCCGATTGCCTGCGCCAACAACTTCTGCGGTGATGCAGAATGCCGCAGTGGGGCAGTCAACAACACCCGCGCAGAGCTCCGGCTGGCCTGCCGTCACGCATCCGGTGCTGAACAATGCACCGGCGGTGAAAAACACGGTTGACCTGCCAACGTGGGAAGAACTGACCGACATTCGCGACACACTGAATATGGCAATTGATAAGGAGTTGTCCCGTACAACCAGTGATGCGCTGTTTCTGGCGCTGCGCCGGGTGAAAGCAGATCTGAATGCGGATATCAACACGCGCCTTGAACAGTCTGCTCGGATCATTCAGCGCACGCCGGATGAGGTTTTACCCGCGCTGGTGCTGGCGGCGACCTGGTTTGATAACGCGGCGCGTGACGCGGACATTATCCGGCGTAATGCCATTACGCATCCCGGCTTTGTGCCGGTGATCCCTCTGAAGGTGCCAGTGCAATGAACGACAATGTCACGCTACGGGTAAATGGCCGGGAGTGGAATGGCTGGACATCGGTGCGCATCGGTGCCGGTATTGAACGGCTGGCGCGGGATTTCAGCGTGGAGATCACCCGCCAGTGGCCGGGAGATGAGGGTATCACCACGCTTCAGCCGCGCATTAAAAATGGTTCAAAAGTGGAAGTGCTGATTGGTGATGAGCTGGTGATCACCGGCTGGGTGGAGGCGACCCCCGTTCGTTACGATGCCCGTTCGGTCAGCACCGGTATTGCCGGACGTAGTCTGACTGCTGACCTGATTGACTGTGCAGCCGAACCGACACAGTTTAACGGACGATCGCTGGTACAGATTGCGCAGGCGCTTGCTGCGCCTTTCGGCATTGAGGTGGTGAACAACGGTGCGCAGTCGGGTGTTATTCCTGACGTCCAGCCCGATCACGGTGAAACGGTGATTGAGGTAATCAACAAAATACTCGGTCAGCAGCAGGCACTGGCTTACGACGACCCGCACGGCAGGCTGGTGATTGGTGGTATTGGCTCAACGCGGGCACATACTGCGCTGGTACTCGGGGAAAACATCCTTTCCTGCGATACGGAGAAGAGTATCCGGGAGCGGTTTTCAGTTTACCAGGTGGCGGGGCAGCGTGCCGGAAACGACGATGATTTCGGTGAGGCCACCACCACCGCGCTGCGGGCCCGCACAGAGGACGCATTTATTGCCCGTTACCGTCCGATGTATATCAGGCAGACAGGGCAGGCTACGGGGGCAGGCTGTATTGCCCGTGCGGACTTTGAAGCCCGACAACGGGCGGCGCGGACGGATGAAACCACCTATGTGGTGCAGGGCTGGCGACAGGGTAACGGTACGCTGTGGCAGCCCAACCAGCGGGTGATTGTCTTTGATCCGGTCTGTGGTTTCGACAATACCGAACTGCTTGTTTCGGAAGTCACGTTTACTCAGGACCAGAACGGCACCCTGACGGAAATCCGTGTCGGCCCGCCTGATGCTTATCTGCCTGAACCCGAAGCCCCCGGCGCGCGGAAAAAGAAAAAAGCCAGAGTACAGGAGGACCCGTTCTGATGAGGACGATTGAAGCCATGCAGCGACAACTCCTCGGCCTGATTGGGCGGGCCGTGGTGAAAAGCATCAGTGCCGCCACGAAATGTCAGACCGTGGATGTGTTCCTGATTGCCGGTGAACCCAAAGCCGGGGTTGAACATCTTGAACCCTACGGTTTTACCGCAAGGGCAAACAGCGGTGCGGAAGCGGTGGTGTTGTTTCCGGATGGCGACCGTTCTCATGCGGTGGTTGTTACGGTGTCGGACCGTCGCTACCGCCTGAAAGGGCTGCAGACGGGTGAGGTGGCTGTCTATGACGATCAGGGGCAGTCCGTGACGCTGACCCGGGAGGGGATCGTGGTGGACGGTGCAGGTAAAACGATCACGTTTCGCAATGCACCTGAAGCACGTTTTGAAATGGACCTAGAAGTGACAGGACAGGTGAAAGACCTGTGCGACTCCGGCGGCACCACCATGTCAGCGATGCGGCTTGCCTATAACGGGCATAGTCACAGAGAGAACGGTCAGGGCAGTAACACCGACAAACCGGATAAAGCGATGGAGGCATGATGGAACTGTGGCTGACGGTGAACGGTAAACGCACCTGCGCCAGCGCACCGCTGGATCCGCTGACCCGCGCCGTGGTGATTTCCCTGTTTACCTGGCGGCGGGCGGAGCCTGATGACAACGCCGACGTCCCGATGGGATGGTGGGGGGATACCTGGCCTGCGGTACAGAATGACCGTTACGGCTCCCGACTGTGGCTGCTTCAGCGCAGCAAACTGACCAATCAGCTGGTGCAGACGGTAAGGGGGTATATCCGCGAATGCCTGCAATGGATGATTGATGATGGCGTGGTGTCCCGTATTGATCTGGATATCCGCCGCACCGGGATTAATGAACTGGGTAACAGTATCACTCTCTGGCGTCGTGACGGACCGGTAATGATTTCTTTTGATGATCTGTGGAGTGCGATAACGCATGGCGGACAGTGAATTTCAGCGCCCGACGCTGGCAGAAAATATCAGTATGCTCCGTAACGATTTATTCGCCAGGCTGGACGTCAGCGACACGCTCCGGCGCATGGATGAAGACGTGCGGGCAAAGGTGTATGCGGCGGCGCTGCATACGGTTTACGGGTACATCGATTATCTGGCAATGAACATGCTGCCTGACCTGTGCGATGAGTCCTGGCTGGCGCGACATGCTGCGATGAAACGGTGTCCGCGCAAGGGGGCCACGGCTGCCAGCGGGTATATGCGCTGGGAAGGTGTCAGCGATGGCCTGAAGGTGACCGCCGGGAGTGTTATTCAGCGCGATGACCTGGTTCAGTACACGGCAACTGCTGATGCAACCAGCTCCGGTGGTGTCCTGCGCGTGCCGATCACCTGCTCAACTACAGGCGTGGTCGGTAACGCTGACGACGGTACGGCATTAATCCTGGTCACGCCGGTGAATGGTCTGCCGTCTTCCGGCGTGGCAGATACACTGACAGGTGGATTTGATACTGAAGAGCTGGAAACGTGGCGCGCCCGCGTCATTGAGCGGTATTACTGGACGCCTCAGGGCGGGGCTGACGGGGACTATGTCGTCTGGGCTAAAGAAGTACCCGGCATTACCCGCGCATGGACATACCGACACTGGATGGGAACGGGGACTGTCGGTGTGATGATTGCCAGCAGTGACCTGATTAATCCCATTCCGGAAGAGTCAACGGAAACGGCGGCAAGACAACATATCGGGCCACTGGCCCCGGTGGCAGGCTCTGATTTGTATGTATTCAGGCCGGTGGCGCATAAAGTGGATTTTCATATCCGCGTGACGCCGGACACACCGGAAATACGGGCTGCCATCACCGCCGAGTTGCGTTCGTTCCTGCTGCGTGATGGTTATCCGCAGGGAGAACTGAAGGTGTCACGTATCAGTGAAGCGATTTCCGGTACGAACGGGGAATACAGCCATCAGTTGCTTGCCCCGGCGGACAATATCTCCATTGCAAAAAATGAGCTGGCGGTTCTGGGGACGATTTCATGGACGTGACAAACGATGATTATATCCGTCTGTTGTCGGCACTGTTGCCGCCCGGTCCGGCGTGGTCAGTCAGCGATCCGGCGATTGCCGGTGCGGCACCGTCATTAACCCGCGTTCATCAGCGTGCGGATGCCCTGATGCGGGAGCTGGATCCGCGCACCACCACTGAACTGATAAACCGCTGGGAGCGTCTGTGCGGTCTGCCGGATGAATGTATTCCCGCAGGGACACAGACCCTTCGCCAGCGTCAGCAACGGCTGGATGCGAAGGTTAATCTGGCGGGCGGCATCAATGAGGATTTTTATCTTGCACAGCTTGCTGCCCTGGGCAGACCAGACGCCACTATCACGCGATACGATAAAAGCACGTTCACCTGCTCATCGGCCTGTACTGACGCAGTGAATGCGCCGGAATGGCGGTATTACTGGCAGGTCAACATGCCAGCCGCCACCAACACCACCTGGATGACATGTGGCGATCCCTGTGATTCCGCACTGCGTATCTGGGGCGACACCGTTGTCGAGTGCGTGCTTAACAAACTCTGCCCTTCGCATACCTACGTAATTTTTAAATATCCGGAGTAATCCATGCATCGTATAGACACGAAAACCGCGCAGAAGGATAAGTTCGGCGCGGGTAAGAACGGTTTTACCCGTGGTAACCCCCAGACCGGCACACCTGCCACCGATCTGGATGATGACTACTTTGACATGTTGCAGGAAGAACTTTGTAGCGTTGTTGAGGCATCCGGTGCCAGTCTGGAGAAGGCGCGGCACGACCAGCTGCTTACCGCACTTCGTGCGCTGCTGTTAAGCCGCAAGAATCCGTTTGGCGATATCAAATCGGATGGCACTGTGCAAACGGCTCTCGAAAACCTTCAATTGCGAGAATCATTCACAGGTGTGGTTGGTCAGGCCGTTAACCAGAAAATGAGCGTGGCAATAGCGTCGGCATCAGCAACATTCACCGCTGACCAGGTTATTGTTGGTGAGTCATTATCTGGCAAGCAGTACCGTGTAAGTTCGGTAAGCGAAACTATCAACCTCACCACGACTGGGGCGGGCGGGATGGATACAGGAGCAGCCCCTGCCAGTGGTTGAGTTGCTATTTACCTTATTTACAACCCAACGACCAACACCTCAGCATTACTTGGTGTTAACACGACAACCGTCGTTGCGCCCACAGTCTACGGCGGTGCAAACATGCCAGCGGGATATACGGCGAGCGCACTCGTATCCGTCTGGAGAACAACAAGCGGCTCTTTGCTTCTGAATGGGTACCAGCGAGGTCGAAAATTTTGCATCCCGCGTGTAGATGTACTGACCACAAGCAGTAACCCAGGACCATACTCACCAATCCCTCTTAGCGCAGCCGTACCGCTAAACGCTATAGCAGCGAGTGGTTACGCATTCTGTAACTCAGGCTCTGGTTCTGGGTTTGCGGTTTTGTCTGTCGGGTCTGATGCAAATGGGCTTGGGTATTTTCAGGTGTATGCCGGGCTGGTTGGTTCGCTAGGGAGCGATATCTATTTTGAGAATACCCTCGCTGAACCTCAAAAACTTTACTACACGTTTACCTGGACAACGCCAGCAGTGTCAAATGCCACCATTGGGATAAGCGGTTATACGATCTAAGGAGTGAATTATGTCTGTTGTATATGTGCAGTTCTCTGATGAGAAAGAAACAGAAATTGTCTCTGTTTTTGCATCTCCGGCCGACCCGGATTACTACCAGTTTTTGGGGGAGGTAGAGGGGGATGATGAGCGGCTTAAAATCTTTTGGAAGCAATTCCCTCAGCATGCCGTAGGTTGATTGGATAATAAGTCGCTAGGTGAGAACTGGCGGATAATTTTTCTAGATAAGTTTTTAGCAACCAGCATTCCTGTTTTTTATATCCAGGATTTTGGTTTACAGTACTTATTTTTAACTGTATTGAGGATGGCGAAAACAGATTGAAAATTACATCCAGATCACCCAATCGATAATCAACCATTATAAAAAAGGCTCCCTTTTTAGGGAGCCTTGTGTGGTTATATTTTTGCTTTGCTGATAAAATTATCTAGGGTTTTTCCTACGGTGCGGCTAAGTATCACTGATTTTTTCTCTATTAATTGATAAAATATCATTGAACCAATTAAAGAAAGAGTGACGAATACTAAAAAGGAAGCAATGTATGCTAAATAAACGTTATTTGTATGAATATATACATATAGGTTTATTGGCATTATTGCAGATGAAAGAACTAACCAGTGAACAAGGTATAAAGAGAAAGAAATTTTCCCAAAAAATTGAACAAGTTTAGTGGATAGGAAATCGCGAATGTATCCTCTGGACATTACTAGAATTAGCAATAATATTGCACCGACACCACGTAAAAACTCGTATGGGTGGTAAGGGAACATCCCAGGAATCGATAAGTCTTGCATGTTTATTAATGGGGCAACAAAATAGTTCCCTGGTATAAAAATCCAACCCCAGGGATAGAATACCGGGCAACTTTGAAGTATCACTATAGCTAATATCATTAGCAAAGTAATAACGTATTTTTCTTTGTTGTTAAATAAATTGCTTGTTTTTTCGTCGGCAAACAAGATGGATATCCATGCGCCAATGAGAAGAAAAAACACATAATATCCGTAACTAAAGATAGTAAATAAAAATAATAAAAGAATGCCATGCCTTGAGTTATTTCTTCCTACCTGAGCAACAATTAATAGTAACAGCGAGCCCATAAACTCAGTCGACATTGACCATATTACAGGGTTAAGAAATCTAGTTGAAAAATCTGTGGTATATAGCGTAAGAATGCCTTGCTTTATTACTTCATCGAAAGCTACATTTTCATCGTGATCATAACGAAATCCAGATTTTACTAAGATATATCCAATAATACAGGAAGCAAATACAGGAACACCAAGTCGAATAAAACGACGTATTAATGATGCTATAAATGTTGTATTTGCTTTGAAGGCGCCAAGAAGAATTGCGCCAGATAAGATGAAAAAAACTATAGTAGCAAAATTACCATTGATAGTGAATACGAATGGTGTCGTTTCAGTAAATTCGTAGAATTTTGAAAGCCAATAAGGGAATGCATCTGGGTAGTGTGAAAGCATAAAAAGCTTTGTTTCACCAAAAAAATGACCATAAGCAACAATTATAGCCATTAGTCCGCGTAACCCATCAAAATATAGGATTCTGTTCTTTTTTTGTTCCAATTTATTGAACCTCATCATTTCAAAATAGTGAGCAATGATAGTGTTAAGAGTGTAGTAAAGCAATGCCTTCTGGAATCGAAGTTAAAACAACGGAGCTTAAATTAGTTGAAGTGAGATTTGCTAATAAAGGTAATAAATTCAATCAATTACTTCTTGAGGGCGTATTGGTGTTAAGAAGATTTTAACATTGTATCACATACCACGGGGGCATTCTGATGAAATCAGAAAAATAGACAGGGTAATAGCTATCGATTGATGATGGTGGTTGCTATGCTTCATATAGAGTTTCCGATACTATCACGCACATTATTAATGATAGCAGAACGGTGGAGTTTAATGGTTGGCCAAGCCTTGTTGAACAATGGTTAATCATGCTGTTTTAATATACCTTCTTTGGAGAAAAATGCTAACAACTCCAACGTGCATTGCCCGAGATTGGCTGTAACCATAATAATTTTATGGAGTTTATTGAATAAACCCGAGTTAGTAGACAGGATGACGCCTACCGGAACACCCGTTATGCGATGCGGACGCTGTCCGGCATACCCAGCACGGTCATCCGGTTTAGCGCTTTGACCATCGCCGTTTCTGCCACTGAACGACGGTGATAACCCACTTTCTTTTTCCAAACATAATTGCTGGATAGGGTCAGGGTTATTATGATGCTTGGAATTATCGAACGCTGCCGCAGAATGTTAGAGAACGGAGCAATCCGGCAACGTGATCGGTGTGGGGGTAAAGACGATTTATAAATACTTTCCTGTCACAAGTCCAGCGCGTAATGCCAGTTCCCGAGTGTAGGTATGATCATGAAAAAGTGGTGCGCACCTAAATATCTTTAATACAGGCGTAGGATGCCATGCATTAGGATCGGGTTAAACAGGGATGTTTACGTTCTGGAAAACTGCCCGCAGATAGCCGGCGTGATCTAGAATGATTTTTGTGTACATATATGTGTACTGTACAAAAGAAGATTTGGCTTTTAATTTCAATAAAAACAATAAATTGAATTGTTTTTAAAATATATCCATTTAACTAAGAGGACAATGCGGCATGAGTATACCCGCTAATGGAGTGCGGGGTAAGTACGCTGCCGCTCGATTGCTTAAACCCTCGCCATTTATGCCGGGTTTTTATAATTTTTCTTAATGTTTTCCGCACGTTCTGCTTTTTGGCGTGCTTCTGCTTTACGCTTATTGCTCATGTCGTTACGAATCTGTGCATGACTCATTAACGCGAAGATAAAGGTGCCGCCGCAGATGTTCCCCGCTAAAGTAGGTAGTGCGAAGGGCCAGATGAAATCGCTCCAGTGCAGCGTACCGTTAAACACCAGATAGAGGATTTCAACAGAACCGACCACGATATGGGTGGTGTCACCCAGGGCAATAAGCCAGGTCATCAATATAATCACCACAATCTTTGCCGCACCCGCTGCAGGAAACATCCAAACCATAGTGGCGATCAGCCAGCCGGAAATGATCGCGTTGGCAAACATCTCGCTGGGGGTGTTCTTCATCACATCCATGCCGATTTTGACAAATGCATCGCGAGTTTCTTCATTGAAGATAGGCATATATTCAAATGCCCACGCCGCAATACCTGTCCCGAGAATATTACCCAGCAGCACGACGCCCCATAACCGTATAAGTAAGCCGACGTTGCTCATTGTCGGTTTTTGCATGACGGGTAGTACCGCAGTCACGGTATTTTCGGTAAATAATTGCTGGCGGGCCATAATGACGATAATAAAACCAAAGGTATAACCGAGATTCTCCAGCAAGAAGCTGCCCGGCACACCTTCCAGTTCGACTTGAAATATCCCTTTTGCCAGTAACGAAGCGCCCATCGACAGACCCGCCGCAATGGCTGACCACAGTAGCGCCATTGCGTCGCGTTCCAGCTCTTTTTCACCATCCTGGCGGATATGCTCATGAATTGCCATCGCCCGGGAGGGGAGTCGGTCTTCATCTATTTCTATTTTTTTGCCGCGCTCTTTTTCTTCGCTCTCAACTTCAATTTCGTCGCTGTGTTGATCAATTTTGTCGTTGTCCAT